AGTGGTAACTAAGTCCCTAGGGCTATTCTTAAATGAGAAACCTGGACCGTTGGCCCTAGCGAACTCTTGCGCCCGGCGAATCTTGTCAACCGAGCCATCGGACATAGTAAATCCGCCGTCAGCGTGTCCACTTAAAGTTCTGTCATACTTATCATAAATATTATCTTCATCTTCTGAGTTTGCATAAAGTAATGCACCACCAGCTGTACCAACCGTAGCAGTAGCTAAAGCACTATATAACCCTGGACTGTTTGTTTTAAAATCATTATAAGCAGAAGAAGTATCTGTAGCTGCTTTTTTTACAAAAGATGAAGTACCTTGAGCACCTTTAGTTAACTTTTTAGCTTTTAATAACTTAGCCAAGCCAGAGACACCAGCAATAGTAGCAGTGGCGCCAGTACCCAAACCTATACCAGCTAAATTTAATAAACCTTTAACGCCGGTGGATATAAAACCACCATTAGCATAAGATCCTTCCTCGGTATTTTTACGCCGTTGTCCTTCCAATATAAGTGCACTAAGACCAACAGTACCTAATGCAGATGCTTCAGCTTTACCTGCCTTATTACCTAATACCATACGTCCTAACTCAGCAGGGATATCAGCTATACCACTAAGCATAGGTTTACCATATTCTAGAACTTTACCACCCATACCATAAGCAGCATCGTCATCGCCTCCAAACATAGAATATGCTCCTAAAATACCTGCTGCACCTGCGGCCAAAGTACCATATCTTGAGTTAGATAGTTTAGAAAAACGATCTTGTAGAGCTAATTTTTTATCCCGTATATCATCTAAAGTAGGTGCTTTAGTAGTTAATAAATCTTTACCCATCAAAGCACCATCAATCATAAAACTTGCTGCTGTACCTACAACAGGTATATTACTGGCTAGGCCAGAGGCCACTTCTAGTCCAGCACCTAGATAATCACCCGTGGCTGCGCGCTCAGCAGCAAAACCAGCTGCTGCCACTGTACCAACACCAGGTATTTTCTTTAAGCCTATTTTACTAGCTAGTTTAGCAGAATACTTACTTGTTGTACCACTTATAGCAGAGGTTATACCATTTGAAAAATTAGCGGTACCACTCCTTAAAGCGTCCAATATAGGTTTAAGTTTTCTACCTTGTTTTGCAGTTAATACTTCTTCCCCAGCAGTAAGAAGAGCTGGTTGTTTATCACCAAAACCTGGGGTTAACTGTTTAACTGTACCTCCTGTAGCAAACTTCTGTATAAATCCTCCGTGAGCATTACCCTCAGCATTACCATTTACAGCCTCTGTATTTTTTGATAAAGCCTCCACTAAAGCATCTATAGCCCCTAAAGTTTTTGTAGACGCGTATTCAGCTGTCTTAGAAAGTGTATCAACAGTTGAACCAGTTTTTTCTTTAATATCTCCGTAAACATCTCCAGTTTTAGACTTAGTACCTTCGTAAATCTTAGACATTTCTTCTTTAAGATTAACTTCTTCTCCTCTAGCCATTTTTTCTGTAGCAGACCTCACAGCATCCTGACCAGATGTTTTAATATATTCTTTTAAATCAGCAAATTTATCTTTTAAATCCTGAGCGCTTTGATTTACAGAGTCCTTTGTATTACTACGTAGATCTGCATTAGGATTTTCGACTTTACGTTTGAACTCTTTAGCTTTCCATTCAGCATCAAACTTAACATCATCTTTTGTTTTTGTAAATGAGTCAGATGCTGCACTATACTTAGCATCCCTATCGGATGAAGTTTTGTTAGGTGTAACTTTCAGGTCAAGAGTCTCTTCTGCAAACTGTTTCATAAACCCTTCAGAAGCATCCTTGAATCTACTTGTGGCAGCACCTTTCTTTAGTGTACTAAAAATACCGTCATCTTTCATTGCGGCGGCAAATATAGCAACCTCTTTGCCAAACTCCTTAACCATTTGTGGTAAATCATCACCAGTCATGCCTTGATTCATTTTGGCTGCGCCATAAACACCAAGGGCGGCGCCACCAGCACCTAATCTTTTAATGTTATCTTCAGACATACCCATATTACGTGCCAACATCATGCCACCAGAGGCCCCACCAGCAGCATAACGCATAGTACCATACATCCTAGCCTTCTTAGCTTCCTCATCGCGTGAAGAGGTCAAAGAAGCCATTTGTGGGGCATAGTCAATAAACCCTACTTCATCTTCTCTTTTCTTTAAATCAGCTATTTGTTTGTCGTAAGCTTCAACTTTTTTATTAGAGAAGTTACTATTAAACGCCTGATAGATACCAAAACCAGCAGTAGCACCTGCTATGTTTTTAGAATTAAAGATGCTGCTTTCTTTTGACTTAGCTATATTCTCATCTTGTATTCCCTGTACATTACTTACAGTTTTGTCAAAAGTAGGTGTCCCTTTCTTAGATACTAAACCAAACCAAGATGTTTCGTCCTTCATATTAGCTTTCATTTCTGAAGCTAAGGTTTTAAAATCTAAACCTCCGAAAGCACGCTGGATAAGTTCTTCTCCTTTAAATGCCCCAGAACCAAAGAGACCGCTATCTGCTTTATTAGCTGCTCCAGCAATACCCATACGATCCACTAGTTGCTTAGTTAAGTCGTCTAAAGCTATGTTAGCTTTAGTAGCTTTTTCAGTATCACCAGAGGACAAAGCGTCATTTCTTATAGAAGCTACTCTATCTAAAGCCTCATTAAGTCTTTCGTTCTTTGTTAAGTTTGGTGAGATAGGTAAGAAATCTAAAGCATCCATAAAACTAGATTGCATAGCTTCAGAACCCGGTCTATCTGATAGATTAGCTAGTATTTCATCTAACTTATCAACAGTCATTGCGGTATTTTCAGCAGTGTTACTAGTGTCTATCTTAAGTTCTGCTAGACCTAGATCACCTGTTTTGGCAACCATTTCAGTGTATTTTGAAAAGTCTTTAGCTCCAATACTCGAACCAAAGCCTGAGGATAGATTTTTTATACTTTCCAGAGCAACTTTGGACCTCTCCACAGAGTAAAGCTGTTCAGCTGTACCTGACTTCTTGATATCCAATTCTTTTATTCTACTAGCACTCTTAGCAAATTCTGGTGACTTAATTAGTAAACGTTCCTGTGAAGAAAGGTCTGCTTTATTATATTTACCTAAATCTATATTAGCTAGCGAGGCATCTTTACCTTTAAGTAACCCAGAAGTCTCCACAGCTAAACCAGTTCTAGTTTTTTCAACAGCTATATTTTCTTTAACTGCTCTTGTATTGGCCTCCATTGTTTTAGTTAGGTCAGCGAATACAGCTCTATATTGTAAAACTATTTGATTATTTTTAAGTATATCCTGTAGTTTCCTTATAGAGTCGTATAACCCAGTGGACATCTCAACACTACCAGCGTCTAAGCCGTCTAGATGCATTTTTTCAAGCTGTTCTAAACTAGTTTTATATTCATGAAGAGGTTTATTATAATATTTTTCAAAGTCGTCTGACCAACCTTTCTGGAAAGGCGACTCACCAAAACCTTTAGTAGGGTCAAAGCCTTTATCACCTTGAATGATGGTAGAAGTATTTATATCACTAAAGAAACGCTCACCTAAATTAAAGTCTGTTTTAAAACTTTTCTTAGCAATACCTATTAAACCTGCACTAGCACCAGTAACAAAAGTACCTAAGGCTTCGATACGTTCAGACATATCTTGTTCAATAGCTTTGGTGGGTAGTATAGATTCAACTAAATCTTGCATGTTACTATCAAATTTACGTTCAGTAACTTTCAGAGTTTTAGTATTAAAGTAAGTAGCTACCCACTCAAAAATACCATCTGATGTTTCTTTAAGTTTTACAATGGCTTGCTGACCTGCTATATTATATCTATCCGCTGCATCATTAGTAAAAGTAACTAGGTCACCACTTAGTAATTTACCTTCACGTTTAGCTAACCCCGCAGTCTCTGTATTTGCTACACTTAGTGCCTTAGTAGCACCAAGATTATTTGTATTTGGGAATAAACGCTTCATAACTTCAGCGCCTAATACATCTTCTTTAGTAACATTCCCTTTAATACCTTTTACATTAAACTGAGGTTCTACATCAATCATTAATTGGTACCCTGCCTGTAGCTCATCAGCTCCCATTATTCTAGCTATTTCATCTTGACCTAAACCCTCAGTAGGTATGTTGGACAAAGCTCTTTTAAACTCAGAATAAGTGTTATTAAAAGAGTCCTTTACTTTAGATAGCTTATCCTGAAGGTTTTTAATATCTCCGTCATATACAGTTGACATAGGTGCGGCATTCTTCTTAGACACTAAGTTATTTAGTTTGCCTGTAAGTATTTCTAAACTTTTAGCAGGGGCTATACTAATTTGATTACTAATAAGGTCACCGATTACTGGGATCTCTTTAGTTAAGTCTTTTAATTCACTTTTCCACTTTTCGGAACCGTCTGTTTTAGTAAGTGCTTCAATATGTTTGGCTGCCACACTAGAGTCTTTGGCGGCAAGATCTCGTATTTTAGACCTTTCAAAAGTACCTATAAGTGTTTGGTAGTTATCTGCTGTTCTTAATATAACATTACCTAACTTGTCATAACCAGCGATCATGTTGTAATTTTCTCTAGCAATCTTGTCACTTAATTTTAAAGCATCAGACTGTATTGAGGATAATGCATTTAAAGGATTTACATAAGTACCTAAATATTTCTGCTTATCAGCAACCTCAGGGTTTTGACTTCTAGACACGTCTTTTAATTTTTTCTGTAGATCTCCAGCAGATTTTTGTGTGTCACGTATACTTATTAAGTCTGTTTCATCTTTTGATATTGCCCCAAACATAGAGTCGGCAAAATCTTGAGAAGACCGTGTTGTATTCATAAACTCTGTTCCCAGAGCTTTTATAGCCGGTGTTAGTAGGCCTAAAGTTAATAACATGGGTGCTATAGCTTTAACCACACCCGCGTTGTCCTTTGCCCACTCTTTAAAGACATCTCCGCCAGCACCTAACTTCTTGGAAAATTCATCTATGAATATACCACCGGCAGCTGCACCTAATCCGGCAACTTCCGTAGCTACACCTAGGAAAGATGATGCAACTTTACCTACACCTTTTAAACCACCTGCGGCAAAGGCACCCTTTACACCTTCTGATTTAGCGAATTTAGCAGCGGTACCACCGGCTAGGTCTTTGTATGTAACATCTTCACCTTTACCATATTTACCACCGCCAAGTGAAGATACAACAGCACTTAACCAGGAGCCACCTCTAACCATAGATTGACCAACACCCTGGCCAGCTCTACCGGTCCCTTGAAGTCCCCCACCTACAGTATCGTTAAAAGATTTACCCGCAGATACAAGTAAATAAGCTGCCTTACCAATAGCAGATTCAAAGTCTCTAATACTACGCCCTTGTTCTCTACCTGGCTGACCTCCAATTAATGTTTTTAATCCTCTAGAAGACGTATCTGTAGAACCTGCACCAATAACTTCAAAGGAAGCTGTTTTAAGTTCGTCTTTTATAGACCCTATTAAATTACCAACTATTGGTGTGCCACCAGAGAAGAAATTAGATATAGTGTCTAATATTTTAGCACCTTTAGATAAGTATGTAAATAAACCTAAAGCGGCTACGCCAGCAATTTTGAAAGATTTAGGTATAGCTGACACAGTTTCTGCCATCGCTTTCATACTTTGTAAACCAAATTTAGCTGCAGGAAAAGCTATCTTACCAAAAGCTAATTGTAATTCTAAAAATGCAGCTTTAGTCTGTTCAACTTGTTTCGAATATGTTTGCATTAATTCAGCATTTCTTCTAGAAGCAGAGCCTTGTGAATTCATACTATGCTGAACACCATCTAAAGCTTCTTGCCAATTCTCCATAAGAACAAGTAGAGAGTTATATTGTCTGGTACCACCTATAGCCTGTGCTACTGTCAATTTCTGTGCACTATTTAGTTCTTTCCACTTCTCCGCTAAGTCGCCTAGTATTTCAAAACCCCCGCGTAATTCACCTTCACCAGTTACCGTTGCTACGTTTAATTTAGCTAGCTCATTAGGGCCTTTCTCAGAAGACAGTCTTCTCATTATAAATCTTAATGACGTACCAACCTCTTTACCGGACTGTCGGGTAACAGACCCTATTGAGGCCACAATACCGTTCAATTGGTCAAAAGTTATACCAGCAGTACTAGCAGCAGCAGCCGACTTTTTAATAGCTTCAGCCATATCACCAGCAGTAATAGCATGTTTAGATTCAACCTCAGACCATGAATCCAAGAACCGCATAGACCTATCACCCTCTGTCCTAAATATCTTCATGGCAGCTGTTAAAGCTTCAGTAGCATCTTTAGCTTTTAGAGTTGTAACGTTACTTGCTAGCATAGATGTTTGTGTTCTATCTATTACTTCAGCTTGTGATAGACCCTGCTGTGCGTAAACAACCATAGCGTCTAAAACACCTGTTGTAGGTGTACCATATTGCTTGGCCATTCCAACAGCTGAGCTTTGTAGACCCTCAAAATCAGTACCTTTGGAGGGCATAACCATTTTTAACTTAGCCATTCCAACTTCAACTTCAGCTACGGTTTCTACGGCTTCTTTGAGCTTATCTACACCACCATAAATTAGAGAAGATGCTGCACCCCATTTTATGGCACGTTCAATGGCACCTAAGAAACCACGATTAGCTCCCGCTAAAGAGGCAGCCATATCTTCCTGCTTGGCAGTGAATATACCTACTGTTTTTCCTGCACTATCAACAGATTCATTAAGTTTATGGAATAGTACGCGTTGGTTTTCTATAGGTTTTCCTGAGTCATCAAATACTTTTGCATCGTAGGAGTATCTTTCACCAATTTTAGCACCACCCTCAGCACTACCTTTACCATAATATTCACGTAGTTTAGAAATGTTTCTCTTATGTAAATTCTGCTGCATTTCTGGGTCAGCCCATTTAGGTACTTGTACTACACCTGTCTCACCCCAAACACCTGGGCCTCCAGACTGTGTAGCTCTATCCATACTAACTTTAGATAGCTTATTTTCAGCATCTTTAAGTAGTTTTATTGTATTTTCTAAGTTTTTACTTTCAACAGATAAAGGACTATCAGAAACATTAAACTGTTTAAATAACTCTAAGGCACTGCGTAAACGAGTTATTCTCTCTGAGGCTGCCTCAAAATTCCAAGCCTCGGCTATTTCTGGTCCAAGTCTTTCCAAGAGTTTACCGTTAGCCATTAATGCTAATGTTTCATCATTCATCTCTGTAAGATCTTTGATAGCATTTCTTGCCTTATCTGTGGGGGCGGTAATGTTGCCTCTATTTTTACCAGAAAGATCACCAGTTATGTCATCAAAAACCTTTTTAAGTAATTCACTATCCGGGTCGGTAGTATCACCTAAATCTCTATTAGACTTCCGTTGTATGTCAACAGGTGATTGGTAAACCCCAGCAGCTTTAGCTATATCAGGGAAAGCCCAAACTTTATTAGCAGTGTATATGTCGCTTCTCTTACCAGTATCTGCAATTATTTTCTGCTGTACGGCGTTGACGGCTGATTCAAAGTTATTGTATGCTTTCCCTTCTTCATTACCACCCATACCCATGACGCTCGTATACATATTCTCAGCGTCATCTGCCTTTTTAAGTAGGTATTCAATCTCAGCATCTTTATATAAACGCCATGCTGTAGCAATCTCCTCACCAGACATTCCTTGGTTTGGATCTTGTCTATTTAAGATTCCTGCATTTTTAGTTAAGTCTAAGAAATCTGAAGTATGTATACCGCCCTGCTTTTTGGCGTTATTAATATAATCCTGTGCTTCCTTAGTTAATTTATTTGCTTCATTATCAAAATCCATACCTCTAGCTTTATATAGAGATTTAGATGCATCTCGTAATAAGCGTAGATTAGCTAATTCAGCTACAGGCCCATTACCCTCATAGGGTTGCATACTCTGCGCTCTACCTGCGGCAGATTTACGTTGTTCCTCAGTTGTTTTGAACTTATCTATTTTTTGGTTTATACCACCAATTCCAGAATCTTCATCTTTGAATACTCCGCCAGAAATACCTGAAGCACTACTATTTATATTAGATGACGATACTAACTGACCAAGTAATTTAACAGAGAAAACTAAACTATCATTCAAACCTGCTATGAATACAGGTATGGCTCCACCCCCAGTTGCTGGTAAAGTAGGTCCTCCTGTACCTGGGCCACCACTTGATGGTATATTTGGTGGTACATCTCCGCCGCTAAATCCTGGATGAGGAGGCTCTTCTCCTCTACTACCTGCATAACTAGAGGTTTCATACTGTGGTGGTATAGTAGTAATAATAGAAGTAGTAGACTCTGCACTCTTAGGTGCACCCATAGAAGCTCTTTTTACTTCTTCTTTATCTTCATTTAAACTTAAAGATATGTTTCTACCTGCTTCAGGTAGTATATCTTTCCTAGTACCGGAAACTTCAGATATTCTATCTAGTCTAGCGATAAGTATTTCCAAATCACCCAGACGTGCATTTGCTTTAGATATTTTATTTATATCTTTTTCCTTAGCGTCATCTGGTATATCAGCTAACTTAGCTACATATTCAGGAGATGTAAGTATACTAGCTTGTTTTCTATCACTCATAGGTGCTAGACCTAAAGTATTCTCCATAGAGCTAATTAACTCTTTTATTGGTCCCATAGAGACTTTACCAGAAGTAAAGTCTTCTCTATTACCACCTATAAGTTGTTTTGCTTGTATGTAGTCTGCTTGGTTAACACCTTCCTTACCTAAGGATTCAAAAGTTTTTACTAGCTCAGCATATGCACCGCTACTTCTAAATGTCTTAGCTACGGAGTCCATACCTGTTTTAAAGTCTACATCAAACTTATCATCAACCGAATAACCACCAGTTCTAAACTTGTACATTGGGTCATTAACATCAGTAACCATTCTTGAGACGTCAATACCTCTAGGTGGTGCACCATCTTTTGATTCATAACGTTTACTTAAAATTTTAAATGCTACTTCAGCACTTATAGGTTTTTCGCTATTTGCTTGTATACCTTTAACAGCTAATTGTTCTATTGTGCCTTGTAAATCACGTAGAAATCCCTCAAAACCTAGTTTATTAACTAAGGCGTCTGTAAGGTCAGACCTACTCATATTAGTAGTATCACCTAAAGGTATACCTGTAGATGCTGCTTGGTCTTTTAATTCCTGAGTAGAAAATTTACCAAAAGTATTACGTAGAGAGTCTTCATTTATGGACTTAAACTTCTTTAAATCATCATAGCTTTTATTTTTTTCTAATTTACCAAGTAAACCTTCAAGACCTGCCTTACCTGTTGTAACACCTTTAACCAATTCACCAGCTATAGGTCTTTCTCCAGCATGTTTTACATCCATACCTTTCTGAATAGCAAATCTAAAAAACTCATTAAGTTGTGTATTACGTTCTCTATTGACAAAATTACTATCTATCTTGCCTGACTTGGTTTTACTAGATAAGCCTATTTCTCCAGTACCATCACCAAAGCCTCTTTTACTTTCATAAGCCCGCATAAGCCTTGTCATGCTTTCAGTATCTGTACCAGTGTTTATCTTAAATAACTGTGCATTTACAGCGGTATCTAACTTCATATTAGACAATTCTTCTTTTAAGTAGCCTTCAATAAATGATTTGATTTTTATATCTTTTATCTTATTAAGCTCAGCTACAGCTGCTTCAGAGGCTTCACCTAAATCATCTATACCTTTTATAGACTTGTCATCAAACTTAGCCCCTACTTTCTCGTAGATAGCCCGCATAACTCTACTAACAGATTCGCCGCCTGAAGTCATATTTAGGTCTTGCTCTTTACTTGCAAGTATACCTACTTTTTCTTTAGGTGATAAGTAAGATAAATCTTCAGTAGTAAAAGGTTTATCAAGGAACGAATACCCTTTAGAACTATCAAACTTTTTACTAAATGCCTGGGACATATAAGATAGTGGTAAGTCACCTTGTGATGGCTGTTTAGCATCATAAGAATAGTAGTCACCAAATTTACCAGCTGTCGAATCTATATCTTTAGTAAGCATCTGGAAATGTTTGTAGATGTCATTTCTAGCCTCAGATGTTTTGGCAGTATGAAGTTCAATCTGGTCACCATCATAATCCAATTTTTGGGCATGAGCTACATATTTAGGTAAAACAGCGGATATAGCGCTATTTAGTTTATCTATAGTACCTGTTAAAGCATTAGCTTGTGTATCATCCCCAACAGTACGTGCAGCCTCTCTTTCTTTAGATAAGCTTTTAACTTTATCTTTTATAGAATTATAGACGTCTTCAAAAGCCCCCATATCCATTTCTGGTGTACCTGGAACCATTAAAGCGTCATCACCTATACCACCAGCAGTTTGTACAAGCTTAGCTTTGTAAGGCTTCAGAGAAGATGTACCAGTGAATGGGAAACGCACACTCTCAACAAAGGGGCTTAACTCAGTATCTATATATTTCTTTATATCGTCAGCACGTTCCTTTGGTTGTATCTTACTGGCAGTTTTTTCCAAAGCACTTGAATATTCTAAAAGATCTTTCAATGTACCTTGAAAATTTTTATCTTCATCTTTATTTAATACAGTACCTTTATCTTTATCGTATCTCTTAGTGAAGTTAACCTTAAGTTTTTCAGCCAACTTACTGGATACACCCAGTTCATGTTGTTTAAGGACAGGCATACCAATATCTTTGTATTTAGATACATTTTGTGCGTGTTCTTCGGTAAGTTTCTCTATAGTAGATATTTCTTGTCCTAAGTCTAAACCTTCTATACCTTTTAGTGTTTGAGAAAAAGCAGTTAGTTCTTCTGTCTTATCCACAGTAGCGTTAGTAGCTTTAGCTAAAACAGATGGTATGTTTCTAGTGAAAAAAGTTCTGGCTACCGACCCTTTTTTACCTACAAGATTTTTACGTAAAGTATCTTGATAAGACTGTTTTGATCTATCAAGGTCTTCTTGACGTTTAGTTACCTGATTATTATACTTCTCCTCAGAGTTAGCACCTCTACCATAACTAAATATACTGTCTTTGTTGCCTAAAGCATTAGAGACACCTGTCATAACATCTAACCTAGTAGAAGTATCAGTAGCTTTAGCTAGAACACTTGTATCAGCAACGTTAGGATTACCTGTACCAATCAGCATATTCTTCATAGCTGCTAAAGCAGTAGGAGAATTAAAACCCTCTTTTGTACCTAAATGCTTAACAAAGTCAGACTCACTACCTTTCTGATTGTCAAACTTTCCACTAAGATTATGTTTACTGTTATAGAAGTTTTGTACACCTGTACTTAAGGAACCTTCTTCTTTAGATAATTTACCCTGGTCATCCAATTTAACAAGAAGCTGCATAAGTTCTTGTTTAACTTTATTAACTTTAGCAACCGCCTCCTCTGTGTTTGATTGCTCAAGTCCAGTGGATCTACCTCGGTCATCCTTTGCAAATAGTGAAGACATTGCATTTGCAGCAGTGCTACCAAAAGCGCCCGACATACCAGTAACGTCAGTATCTAATAACATGCTAGTGTCTTTATTATAGAAAGCCTGTAATGATCTAGACTTGTCAATAACATCTTGAAGTTTACTACCTGTCTTTTTTATACCATAAGCGCCCGCTTGCATTGGGTCAGCATAAGATGTTCTAGATATAGACCTTGGAATATATAAGTCTTCACCAGGGGCATCTTTACTTGTGGTAGATGGTATAGTTGTCTTGTAAGCTCCTGGTAATTTATCAGTATCAAATATAGTGCCAAGGAGTGATCCTGGGTCGCCTTCATTAAAAGTCTTAGTTGCGTCTTTATTAACAGATTTAAGATCTTTTATATCAATTGACTTGACTGCACCTAATACTTTATTTTTGTACTCCTCATTAGTATTTACTAAGTAAGTAAGTATATTATCGTAGTGTTCGGCCTGTTTGTCAGTGAAATTTTCATTCAGACTTTTCATGAAGGCAGAGTCTTCACCAAACGTAGAAGTATACGCAGCATAAGCAGGTATATTTAACTTTATACCTTTACTTAGAGACTCTATGGCACCTTTAGACCATTCTTCTGTCTGTGTAGGTTCTTCTACTATAGATAAGAACTTTTCACCTACTAAACTCTTTCTTCTATTGTTTAGTTCATCAACAACCTCTACGTAGTAGCTGGATTTTTTCTCCAACTCTATCATGGCTTTTATTGCATCTTGTGTACTTTTATCTTGAAGTTTTTCTTTAGAAAACATACTAGTTATCTTGCTCTGTAATTCTTCATCAGTCTTACCTGAACCTGAGAAGCCTAGAGCCTTACTATATTTAGAGAAAGAACCACCAGACTTACCAGATATTAAGCTATTTTTCTGGTCATCAATAGTATTCTTAATTACAGTATTACCCTTACTACTTGCAAGGTTATTAGCAACCATTTCTAAAGGCTCAGTTTGTAAGCCACGTTTAGCTGCACCATAAGAACTAATACGTACATCAATAGCTTTTGCTGTAGTTTTCTCTCCTACATGCATACCTTTTATTTGGTTTATACCTTCAATATTTTGAGCTAAATTTATATCCAACTCTGCGAAAGCTTTTTTAGCTTTATCAAAAGTGGATAAGTTCTTAATAGCCTCATTCTCTGTAACTAATCCTTTATTTACATCTGTAAATATATCTAATATAAACTTATTACCTGAGTCTTTAAGTTCTTGGGCTAGTACGTCAACATCCATACCTATACCAGCACTTATCTTCTCCTTGGTTTTGGTATCCTGCTGTCCTAAAATATCGGAAGATAATTCACCCATAGATTTAGGCATAAAGGCTACACCTAATCCAGCTTTCTTCTGCTCATCCCCAGCAAGTACCTTTACATTAGAATCTTTATGTGCTGAAATTATGTCGCCCAAAGTTGATGGACTGGTTGGAGTTACAGAAACACCTTTAGAGCCATATCTAGTAGTTAATTTTCTACCAAAATGATTTAAAAATAGTTCTGCTAACTTTGCAGACTGCACCTCAACCGAAGCACCTCTATTTGTAGTGACTTCATTCTTAACGTTAGAGATAAATGCTTTGTCTGGGCGACGTTTATATTTCTCGTCTATTCCCATAACTGACATTATATTACCGGTCACTTCTTCAATATCAGAGTCTTTTATAGGCCCTTCATTTATTGTAGAGGCTTTACCTGCACTAGCTTTAGGACGCACCAGTTTTCTAACAGCTGTAGTAGCAGCATCTGCTAACTTTCCAGATACTAAGATTTGATCTTCAAACGTACCAGCTGTATGTCGCAACTCCGCAAGAACGTTATAACCTATACCTGATTTACCAAACCTTCCTGCCTGAATTACTTTGTCTTCAGACTCGGATCGTAACTTAGGGAACTCTGAGGAAATGCCCTGCTCTTTACCAAATAAGCCCGTGTCAAAGCCCTTGGCTGAAGATATACCTGAAATATTTCTTCCTGTTTGTTGATATTCTAAAGAGAACGGTGCTATCTCTCTTAGATTACCTGTATACATGGGTACTGTTCTACCAGGTCTATTCATAGCATCTGGAGTTGTTTCTAAATTACTTGCAGGGGACTCTGGTAAACCTAAGCTAGTTAGTTGTTTATTAGTACCTACATTTAATAAAGCCTGTCTATGTGCAACCTCTGGTGTTACTCCTTGTAAAGAAGGTAAGCTACTGGCTTCATAGAAAAGTTCATTAGCCCTTCTATTAAAATTAGTAATAAAGGCCTTCTTAGCTTCATTATTTGATTTAAAGCCACGTTCTTCAATGTCTACAGATTCAGACAAGCCATACTTTCCTTCAGGTGTTAGTAGCTTAGATGCAGCACCTGAATCCATTGAGTGTGCCTTGGAGTAATTAAACATAGCTGAAACAGTATCTCCCTGGTGCATACCTCTTCTTGGAGCGTTCTTCTCAACTATAGGCATCATACCTTCTAAAGAGGATATGGTTTTTTCAAAGTCACCAATAGCCCCAGTGGATGTTGCTATGTTACCTACTATCTTCTCTAACTTAGGCCCTGTAGCTCTTTCTATGGCATCATATACATTTGAAAAATTTAATGAGTCTAAAGATTTTATAACTCTGGTAGCGGATAACCCCATGGCATCCATATTGGCCATAAATTCATCTACAGAGTTAGAAGACTTTAAAGCAGTATCTACTTGCTTAGACAAAGTTACTAACTCATCCTTCGCTTTAAGTTCCCCGGAAGTACCTCGTGTTATACGTTGTCTTTCAATACTAATTGGTACTATAGCTTTCTTATAAAAAGATGCAGCGTCTTCTTTATTAGCGGGTACACCACCCTTAGAAGCTACCCCTTTTAGCAATAATCTAGAAGCCTCCTCATAGGTACTAGTTGTGTCTGGTACGATGTCACGAGGATCAGTGTTCATGTTAGCACTTCTAGCAGCTCTAGCTAATTGTAAAATCTCCGGTGTTATACCCTCTTTAAAAGACTCTTGCTTATCTTGTGGTACTTTTTGTAGTAAAGCAGTAGCATTTTTTATATAACCTTCAAAAGCTCTTTCATGACCTGATTTATATTCAGCTAATTGAAGCGTAGACCTTTGACTTCCATGTTGTGTCTCTAAAACAGTACTGCCTGTGTTGGTTAATTTAGCTGCTGGAATTGCTATAGTACGTTTAACATCTGCAAGAGACTTCTGAATGTCAGAAAATCCTACTGTTTTTGCAAAGATATCTTTTAGGTCACTATTAGATGCCTTACTAAATGCAGCTGCTATATCCTCTACTGGTGTACTCCCTATATTAGGTATACTTAACTGGTCTAAAACGTCCTTACCTATAGCAGTACGTACCTCAGGATTAAGTCCTTGAACTCCTCCAGACTTTACATTGGATTTTAACCAATCAGCTATCTCCAACTTTAAAGAGCTTGGCTTATGGCCTTTTTCTCGTAGTAAACTAGTAGCTAATTTGTCTGAGTATGTTTTTAATAGTTCTTTAGGTGAACCATCTTGTTTGCCCGTCAAACTACGAAGTTTTTTCATATCAACAACATCCATGGCCCACTCACGGCCACGTAAATTAAATGCTCTGTTATGTGTACTTCCTGAACCTTCGTTTTCAACAACTTTCCAGTCAGTATACTGCTTTTTGCCTGGCGTAGGTTTTAAACCTTCTGATACTTGGTTGTATATAGTCTGTTGTAACTTATCCAAAGACATAGATAATTTAGACATATTCTCGTATACTTTTAATTCGTACTCATTCTTTACTTTTTCTGGTGCAGCGTAGGCAACATTAGGCTTGATGAACTTCTCACTATATTTTACACTTACTGCTTTTTCAGCATTAGATATAGAATACTTATTAGTCGAAGCTTCTTTTTTAAACTTATCAATGGCATCTGCTAGTTTACCTTTATCTAAAGAAGCCGTATTTTTATCTATCGCTTGTATAAGTTTAGTATTATCTTGCCCAGCACTAACTTTACCAAGATGGGAAATTAGAGTATTGACTTCTTTAACAAGATCCTCTATACCTGATGAGTCTTGTAAAGTAGTTGTTCTACGGTCGCTTTTTACAAATTTACTTATGTCTTCATTTGATAAGGATATTTTTAAATCTTGTACCTTACCAAGTTTGGCAAAGTCATGTTCAATAGTAAGTACGTCACTTTTTTTAGTACGGTCGTTAGTTATAAAAGAGGATTCTTTTCTATCTAGAATAGCATTCATAGCTACACGTGTTGACTCCAACTCAGCAACTACTTTCTCCAGCTTATCTCTACGAGCTTCTACACCTACACGACTTCTTTCTGGTAACTTAGAAGAAGCATTTCTATCAGGAAGATTCTGTAGCTCTTTTGTTTTATTATATTGCTCCCTACCTAAAGAACCTTTAACATAATCAAAACCACGTACAAGTTTTGTTAGTTTATCCTGTAAGTCCTGTACTGCTTTAGTGTCTATGTCTAAAGCTATACCACTATTATTTATATCATTAATTTTATTTTGAAGTTGTTTTAAGCGGTCATAGATAGCAGGTATAGCGTCTTTTTCTAAATCTATACTAAGTGACATAACATCCTGGTCAATTAGTTTGTCCAGTTTATCTTTGGCTTTAGCTGTATCTGCCTCAACAGTTATAGTAGTTGTATTATTTTTAGCTAGCTCCTCGATGTCCTTAGAAGCTTGTGCGGTGTCAGCTGTTACTTTTACTACAACACCGTCAGCAACTAGCTGTGATATTTTATTTATAGTAGTAGTAAACTGTTTGTTAGCTGCAGATAAAACAGAGACTGCACCAATAGATTGGTCGGAATCGATCCTTGAAATAGGTGCTCTTACAGACTTATAGCTTTCTTTTGCAGAAGTTGCCGTACTAAGTATAGCTTCTAGTAAATCTACCATCTTACTATTATCTGGAGAGGCCTTACCACGTTCAGCAGCAAACTCTTTGGATAGGTTAGGTATGGCAGTAAGTGCCTTAGCAATAATGGATAATTCTTGTGCTACCTTAGCTATATCATTAGTACCTTGTGTAGGTATACTAGAGGATATACTCTTTACAGCGGAAGTAGTTGCGGTACGTTCATTAGAAACTTTGTTAGCTTTAAATAAACTTTGTAAACTTTCAGTAAGGACAGATTTTACTGTAGTTGTTATCTCTTTTTGTAGATCTCTCGCACTGGATGAAGTGTCAGAGCTGGCAGCTTTATTGACTACCTCAACTATAGCACCTTTTACATCTCTGGCTAACTGTTTCGAAAATGCCTCATTACTTGAGGAATCAGGAAGAGAGTTAGATAATGCTTTTACTATAGCATTACTAATAGTAACCTCCATAGACTTCATGGAGCGATTAAGGGAACTTTCTATAGCAGTACTAATACCATTTATGTCGAAAGTATTGCTTTCAGAACCAGTACCTTTACTATCCGATGTTGCTTGGATTTTGATTATATGCTCGCTTGTTCCAGCCAATAGTTTACCCTCCTGAGGTTCTTTTCTTAATATCCGTCCTATCTTTTATTTTCTGTGCTTCTTTAGGCTTATCATATTTAATATCATAGTAAAGTTCATTTGATTGTGTTATAATAACTTCTTCTGAATCAAATGCCGATAAGTTGGCTTTACCTTTATTTTTTTTATTTTGGTTTCTTAGTATAGAAGATTCATTATTCATCTCCTTATAATAATCATCCATAAATTTATCAAGAGCCTCATCATCCTCTATGGTCGCATCCGGCGGCCTATCTGAAGGTAACATAGAGTAAATTTGCTCATAATAATTAGACCAATATATTAAATTTAATTGGTCTGTGGTATAATCTACTAAAGGTACCCCAAATAAAGGCTCAGCTATCTTCAAACTAGATGTATACCTAATACGCCATAAATTACTTCTAGCTATAAACCTTATAGTGCTACTACTAAAGCCGCGCATAAATTCCATAAAATAAGAAAAAATATCATTTTTATTTTGTGTATCACGATCTTCCAAGAAGTCTTTATGTGACTTCCAATATTTTACACCCTGTTCAGTGTAAGTACATTCGCTACACAAAAAACCATACATATCTTCTTCAGCTTTATTATCAGCCGACATATATAGTTTTGAATATTTTTTAGCTAAAATAGCTGATAACTCTGTTTTTATTTCAGAAATGGTTTTTTTTATTCTATCTTGATTAGCTCTAACTTTTAAAGTTTTTGCTAGGAGAACTTCTTGACCTTCTAACCTAGACTGTAATTTAGCTACCGCACTTTCATCTGCTTTTGAAAAAATACCTCTAGAAAGAATAAGCTCTTCTAAATCCTTCTTAGGTAAAAGCCCTTCTTTAAGCGCACTATTGTATGAGTTGTCCCATACTAATTTAGATTTAATTTTTAAAAAATTATTAGGGTAGTGTAGATGCAAGAATGCACCAGCTACACATACCAAACTCTTACCTAAAGCTATTTTACGAATAAGTAAGTCTGTATCTTCATAAGATATTTCCATAATAACCTAAATGTAGGTACTGCTATTACACAGTACCTACATAAATGTAAGTTAATTACTCAGACTTCTTAACCTTTTTTACAGCTTTTTTAGGGCTGTCAGTCGTAAGGTCTTCATTGATTTCTTCCACGACGTCTGGTACTACATCTGATACTACATCTTCTTCAGAAACTAATTCAGCTAAATCCTTAACTACCTGCATTGAAGCCTCTTCTTGTAGCTCACGCATAGCTATTGCTTCGGGTGTATTTTCTAAGAACTTACTATCCAAACCTTGTAGGTATAGCATTGCTTCAAAACGGGATTGCTGAGCCAATGACTGCTCTTTTTCTGTCAGGTAGTCTTCAAATTTTTCCCAAAGACGCTTACCATCGGCATCAACAATAAGACGTGATGTGAGGTACTCTAACCTAGAGTCATCTGCCATTTGCTCGCAAGTATTACCTAATGGTGCAGATAATCGCTGATTCCATTGAAATAGTTCATCTCTTGCCACTGCCACACGATAGGCTAATTCAGATTTCTCTTGGGAATTTTTAGCATCTTGAAGATCTTCAATTTTTGCTGATAACTCTGCAGCAAGCTCGTTGGACCTTTTTTCAAACTCAGGTCCTATAATACCACGGCGCATTAAAATATCAGTCATCTCTGCAGTTGTGGTGATACCTGCTACAAGGCTTTTTGTGTATGATTTACTATATTCCCAGTCAGCTCCTCTAATATCCTCTGCTGTGGGCGCCACAATGAAATATGTGGTGTCTTTCTTAACATTGAAAAAACTTCTCAAACCTTCAGTACTGAATCCTTTGCTTTCCATAACCGTCTCCTTAATTACTTTTTAATTTCAATAATGTCATCACTTATATCTAAGTATTTTACATCATAACAATCCAACTCAGATATAATGGTCCTTATACAATCATTCCCAATACGTAATATCCTGCCTCTTAGTATCTTGAATGTTCCTGGATCTGAAACTGCTATAGACGTATAATCTAATACAGATTCAAATAGTTTGGTTACTTCTTTTTTAACCAAAGCGTCTAACTGTTTTCTGTCTACCTCTCCCATAGTGCCTCCTTTTAAAAACTCCTTTTATAAACTTACTTTAAGCCTACTATTACATAGTCAGTTAATTAATGTGTAAATAAAAAAAATGGTACTCATGAAAAAATCATGAGTACCATCATAAAAACTACGTTTATCTAAAAATCTAGATATTAACCACGTCGTCTAATTTTATTACCACCGGTAATATTTCCAATGGAAATGTCACCTTTTATTACGTATAAATCGTTGGTAGAACGGAAGGAGAAAGACTGAGTAGCATTAGCACCCATATCCAAGGTCATACCCTCATCAGTAATTTTTAAATGCTCAACAATAATTGTTTTCAAAGCTCTTTCTCTATCAGAAGCAGAGTAAGTAGCCATCGTACCATCTACCCAGTAATGCTGCCCAACTAAGTCAGAGGTAGAAGCAACAACACGGTTGGCACCAGTACCACCAGCTTCCTCATCGGTCTGTGCGTAAACTTTAACAACAAGTTTCAAATCTTCAGAAGCCATTAAGTCAGCAAGAGCCATACTATCTAAAGTACCTGCTTTAAAAGCAGATAATTTATTAGCTACCTTAGCCCAGTTCTCTAAGTCACCTGCAGTAGATTCAACAGCTACTGTGATAGGTACAGGAAGAGTCAACGGACGATCATATGGAGAGAGATGTCCTAACTCAGTTAAAGGCTCACGAGTAAGTGAAGCAGAAATAGAAGCACTAGTTAAACGCCAAGCAATATCAAAACTTGCAGAGGTGTCAGAAACTATATGTACTTCAACCTGGCCCTGACGTAAAGCACCAACGAAATCAGGTTTATTCAAACTATCAAGTAGTGCAAAATATTTGTTACTGGTGCCAGAACCATAAGCATCAGCGGAGTATATAACAACTAATCTATCACCAGCTACAATAGAAGCACCTGTTGGTAGATAAACTCTATGTTGTGTACCAGTGTCATGATAGATAAAAGTACTTACAGCAGCAGTAGCACCAACAACAACTTTTGTATTAGTCATTGTATTAGTAGAAGCATCATATACAGTAATAGCAGGAGCACCGTTGGTATCTTTACGTAAGAAACCAATACCACCAGTAAGTACAGCTATATTTGCTGAGGCGGCTAAACTAAGATCTACATAACCATTGGAAATAGCAGCAGCGTCTAAAGTGAAATTATCACAGTTTACGAAACGACCGTCATTTAACAACCACATTTTGTTATCTGTCTCAAGCCCATAGTTCTCAGTTGCGTTAGCACCAGAAGAGTAACTAAACTCCAAACTGTTTGCGAACACTTTATCTAAGAACAAGGTCTGGTCAATATTAGAAGCCAGAGAACCAGCTGAACATTCTTCCTGTACAGGTGCCCATAATGTTACACCAGGAAGCGCTCCACAAGATATAGCAAAGTCAGGTACACAAGCACCATGTAAATATACACCGGTGGTTGTCAAAGTGCTATCAACAACTTCTAAGTTTGAGTTTGTATTACTTGCAGTGGCATCCATAGCTCTACGTTCTGGTAGTATCTGAGCTAATTGAGCCATTGTGGTTACATCACCAAAGTCATTAGTATTCAAGGTTACAGCAACAGCTGGAACGTCATCAACAACGTCGATGATATCTAAGTGACCTAATTCGAAAATATCTTCACTTGTAAAAGTTGTGGTACTACCAAAAGATTGTACTCTATATAACAAACTTCCATTGCACCACACACTCTGTGATGCATAAATTATTCTATTTCTAGCCATAATTATTCTCCTTAATCAGATTTATAATTTTAAAAAAATTCAGGTTAGTTTTTCGGTTACTTGGCCTTTCCTTTCTATATACTACAGGTTAGTTTATTAGTATATTCCTAATATAAGAGGTTACTTAATAGCTAACAGTAAGATACCAAATTAAAACTAATCTTGGACCTATAAGAGTTTAAATCTGAAAGAATAGCAGACTCATTACGTCTACTCAGCGCCAGTGGTAAATTAATATTCCTTGCCTCAACATCCTCAAACCTTAAATTAGATGTACCACTAACTACAGTTCTACTAAATAAATTAGTTGCTTTATCTATACTATTTTTACTATTATAAAAAGTACCATCGTAGTCTAGTACAGACCCTCTTGGGAAGTCATATATAGGACATGTTTTTAGATATAGACCATCATATATGAGTTCTGTTATATCTCCTCTCTCGGAAGAAGACGACGCAAATATATAAATATTACTTTTCCTTATAACTTTTTTACCACCACCTAGTTGGTAACCCGTCTTAAGTGTACCTGCTATATCCAAGACTACGACAGGTGCAGACGCTGCTGATAACCTACTCCATTCATCTACTAAACTTATGTAATGCCAATTAAAATCAATATATTTAGGCTCTAAATAAGCAGGTAATATTATTTTACCGTCTACATAGTCTACCCTATATAAGTTACCACTTATAGTTGTTAAACTTTCATCATATATAGTTACTCTGTTTGATTGTTCAGGTGTTCCAGATAACGAAGTAATATCTATTAAAGTTTCATCTGTTAGATCGTCAAAATACACTATACCTCTACCGTGTTCAAAAGGAGAAGGAATAGCTGTAGTTACTATATCATATACACTAGTTGAGTTGTCAGATTTATTTTTATTTAGTACTAGTTCATCTTTATCCTGAAATTCTATAAAGTCAGTTAGTACTAAATCCCTTAAATATCTATAAACACTTAAATCTTCTTTACGTATTTTATACATTAGTAAGCTCTCCTTTTTAAGTCTTTCAATGACTTCTCAACTATGTTATTAGTAAGAGCCTCTTTGTTAGTATTAAAAAAATCTCTACCATCAATAAATAAATCTATGGCTTGCGTATTAGAGAATGGAAATAATACTAATTTCTTTTTTAAAATATGTTCTAATATTTCATGTATGTGTAGAGCGTCATCTAGAATATAAAAATCCAAATCACTAAATTCTTCACCTAAAAAACCAGGTAAGTCTTTTAATGTACTTCTAATTTGTTTACTTAATCTATCATAATTAATTAAGTAGTCATAATCATTTTTAGATAATTCATAATAAGTTCCTATAACACCCATAGATAACCACTGTAAAAAAGTTAGTCTTCCTTCAAATGTAAAAGTATCTTCATCAGGTACAGTTATCTTAATTTCACCTTTAGCCACCACAGATATGTACTCGAAATCATCCAAAGCTTCCATGTAGTCCTCATAAAAATATACAGGATTAGCTAAGCTGTTTTCATCAATAGATATATTTAGTAGCTCATCAGAGTATGTAGTTAAATATACATCCTTTAATTTAGGTATAAATGTATCAAAAGCATCCATAGTATTTATGAAAAGTAATTTCTCTAAATCTTTAGATACCTTATTACTACTGCTAGGTCTCATTAATATACCTTATCACTATCATCTGTAGGAGGTGTCATATTTTCTGTAGTGAATGCTAATATAACAAGTAGAGAAGTGTCACCAAGACCGCGCACAATAGGTGGCTTAGATAAAGTACATTTTACGCCATCTACAAACATATACATACAGTCCGTAAATAAATCTTTATATATTGGCTCAGTCTTAAGCTCCACACTTGTACTTCCAGAAACACCGGAGGAGTCACTTACTAAAGCACCGTCTGCTTCTGGGTCCCAAGTAATTTTACATTTGGCCCATACTTTGCGCTGTACCTCTAAATAACCTTTGCCCTTACATATAGGGCATCTGCCAGCTGAGAAAAATTTATATTTCAAACCAACACCACCTGACTGTAGATATTCATTTTGTTTTTGTAGTGCTTCAGCTAAAGTCCATTTACAAGTGTTGGTACTACTGCCTGTAAGTTTATCAAAATAACAATTGTAACATTCATGTTTAGTTGGTTTTTTAAAAACCTCTACAGGTCTACCAAGATCTGACATGATGTTTCGTATTGCCTTAGTATATCTATTTTTTGTAAATGTACTTATTCTTTTTCTCATTTTAAACCTTCTAAGTAATTATATGTTAATCAATTCTAACCCCGCCAACACTTATAAACCTTTTAGATTTTACAGCTTCATCTAATTGTTTTTTAAGTCTAGCAAGTAATTTATCTCTAGCCGACAATCCTGCAGAGGGATTATATGTGTCCCTATTATCAGCGATCTCTGCACCATCTTCAAAGGCCAGTTCCCAAGATTCACTTGTTAATATATCGTAGGCTGTCTGCATCAAGTAGATGTCCTGTGTGCAATTTGCTACGGTCAAGGGAGCTGGTGGTGTGGTAGTATCATAGGCATCCATCAACTGTTTATCACTATACCTAAATGATGTATACCAAATATCTATAGCTACATCTACACCAGATACAGTTGTAACTGATGTGTCTAAAGGTGTATTAAACCTAAGGTATTTATAACCATTTACAGTTGGGTTTGTATTTGTTACATATTGTGTATTGAATAACATAACGCTATATGGCCAACCTTTATCTGCAAGCTCGAATACACGTCTATCTGAGTGTAGGCTAGATAAAGCCTCTTCACCATGCATTCTAGTTAAGTTGGTAGGGTCACCTACTAATAAACGTAATTTATTTATGACTAACTTATCCGAAGCGGTGTATGCAACTTCTGGCGAAAATAATGGGTCATAATTAAATACACCATCAATACCTTGTATTGGTGTTGACCACCCGCTTGTTATTGTAGTGTCATAGTTAGTGTACCTACTAATGTACCAATCACTTGTAGTACCTGTAGGATCTTCAAAGTAGTACTGATTATAAGTCTGACTTAAAAATATATCACTTACGTCATTACGACTACTAACTATATCAATACCATTATCTATAGTAACGTAGTCTAGTATATTTATTATAGAGGGAGGGGTATCAGTACCAATATAACGCATCAATTGCACCTTACTAAATATAGCAATTATACCGGTTATATTACTTACAGTTACAGTTAATGTAGTCATTTAAGTTCCTTAATATAACATTATTAAAATATTGGTACCAACCACATTATTAATATGGTTGGTACTAATTTTATTAGCCATTTGGATGCATACTTAATTCCATAATCCTCTTATCTAAAATCCTAATTAAAGATTCTTTATTAGGTAAGGGTTTACATTCTCTTACAGCAAACTTAAGAAGTTTAATATCCATTACTGTAGGTATAATCTCCCTAGCTTTTCTAACAGGCAGTCCCATGACATCTTGTACACTCATCTTACTTACAACTACGTCACCGTTATTATTAGTTTCATAGCGTACTTTTTCTTTTTCTTTTGCTGTTGGTGCACTTACGTCAATGTCATCCTCTTCTACAACTATCCAATCATCTGCTGACCCACGTAGTTTCACCTCTCTCAACCATTTAACAAAGTCTTTTTCTTTTATGTTATGTCGTGTACCGTATAGGTTGTACAACTCGTCTAAAGGAACTTTGCCGCCAGGTCTAACACTCATTTTAAAAATATGTACCCAGGCTGTTTTTTTACTTTTAATATATCCTTTCATAATTTACCCCTTTTCCAGAAATTAATAATCACTTCGCCTTGTCCGATCTATAATATTATGAGTTATATTTGAGCACTTATGTATAAGTAGCCCCACTATAAACCAATCTATCCAACCACTAACTATTTGCATGTCCATAATTACTAGTCCCACTAATGTGCCTACCCATACGGATAAACAAAAACCACAGTCTAGTAGGTCGTGTATAAAAGAGAAAATAATATTACTTTTCCTTTTAAAGAACCAGGCCTTCACCGGCGTGAATAAAGCAGATTTAGAAACTATCTCTGTAATTGCCTCAGTAATTAGTACTGATATAATAAATAATAGTAGATTGCTCATATCATATAAAAGTTAGTTAATTGATTAATAAAAAACCCCCTACACAAACACATTGAGTAGGGGGTTGAATAGCCTAAATATTGTGTCTATTACGAACGGTCAATAACCCCGATACCTAACATACGACTATCTAAACAAGCAAAACCTAATTCTGCCCAACCAAAGAAACCCTGCTTCTGTACACGTAGAAGAGTTGGGTCCTCATGAGCTTCGTACTCTTTTCTAACAGGCATAACCAAAGAATCGTTAGCAGTCATATCGAAACCATAAATCTGAGTCTCACCTAAAGCAGTTACAGTACCATCAGCATCTGTAACGTTAGGATTATCAAGGGTGTAAGCGTTATACTTATCGGTACCGTCTGCAAGGAATTTACCGTATGCAGAAGTACTTCCATTAATATTATACAATCCAGGAGCACCTAAATGCTGAACTTCATGTAAAGTTACGTTCCAGATACTTCCCATACCAGCAGCTACGAAAACTTCTCTACGGGTAATTGGGTCGATGTCTGTGTCTGTCCACTCACGTATATCTGCAGCATCTTCTGGAGATACATACAAATCGGTAAGAGTACGGCCTAAACGTTTAAAACCTACCATCATCTTATTTACCAACTCTTTAGAAAGATAACCAACACCAGTGAGGCCAGTACCAATTTCATAAATTGGGGCTGGTCGTGCACCTAAGAGGCCTTTTCCAGAAAAACCAGAAGTTGCAGCAGGTACAATTACTCTCCAACCACATTCTTCTTCATAATTTGCTAAATCTTTTGCAACTCTAGCGGCGACTCTTTGAACAACGTCGATACGGGAATCACGTGCATAGGTAATCTTCCAGTCTGCGGAAGCATTGATACTGAAAGTAGGGACATAAACCTCTTCACCGATACCCTCGATGAAGTTCTGAGCTTGATAACCCAACCCAGGAAGAACCCAGACAGGAATCTCAAAATCCTCAGCAACTGGATAAACTGCTTGTGCACCAGGTGCCAAACGTTCAACAGCAAAAAGCTGGCGCATAATAGATTCAAGCTCTACTTTTTGTAATATAGGTGTAGTAATAGCGGCTGCGAAAGCCCTATAAGCTGCCATACCTTCTGGAGTCTGAACTTCAGCGGTAGCGGCAAACAATTTTCTCATTTCATTAATATCCATTTGTAGCTCCTTATATTGTATTTATTTATGGAAGGGTAGGTGTTTAAGCCTACCCCTTGATCCATTTGTTATTTAAACTAATAGTTTTACTCTTAGTGCAAATTTAGTACCACCACTGAAAGTGGAAGTAGCCTTAGCTGCAGTAACACCTTTAACAACCTTAGCAACTACAGTGGAGCTAGCACGCTGACCTAAAATGTCAGTACCAGTGGAAGCAGCAGTAGAGTTAGTAAGTTTGGCTTCATCAGCAGCAGGGAAAAGGTCTTGTCCAGGTTTTGGTTGATTACCATCTGCAACAGTTGTACCACTAACAGTACATGTGTAATGGATTGTATCATAAATACCTAAGTGAGCTACACCTACAGGTACAGTAGTTGTACCAGTAATAGCTCCGGTATTGTCGTATGTTGGTTGAGCAATAGCATCACTGGAACCAAGGTCACCAGGCATAACAAAACCTACTGGGTGAACTGAGTGATAACCAGTTTTAACTTTTTGCATTAAAAATCCAAAAGGATCTGCAGTTACACCATGGGCATACTTGAGTACTTCTGATTCCTCTTTGGTACTGTCAAGATAAACAACAGCTCCAGCGTAGGCTATAGCGCCACCGATACCAGTAGTATTTACTGAACTACCGTATAAACAAAATTGGTCCTCTACAACAGGGTGTCTTGGGATAAACATATATTTTCCTCCTCAATTATTTTTTAGTAATGTTCTTGGCTAATGCTTCTCCCAAATCTTTGTACTTCGAAATAAGATCCTGAGAAGGGGTTGTTTCCAAATTTAACGCTGCTTGTACAGATTGCGTAACGTCAACATTGGCTGGTGGTACCACAGTGTCTTCAACAACTACCTCTTCAACTACAGTGGCAGCTTCTTCTTTTTTAGCAGTAAGGGAAGCAATAACTTGCGACTTGATAGCTGCTAATTCTTCTTTATAAGATTCAAATTCTTCTTCAGACATACTTTTTACTTTGTCTCTTTGAATAGAAGCCTCTACACGAACAACACCGGCTTTCTCTAAGGCTACCATACGGGAGTCTGCAAGTATTTCCATTTTTAATGTGGCATACTCAAGATTAAGCTTTTCAAAGTCAGAGTCAACAGCTGCTTTAGCCTCAATAGCGGCAGTTAGCTCTTCCTGGAATTTTTGCTCAAGGGCTGCTTTTTCTTCTTGTAAAGTGTTAACCTGTGTGTTCAAGTCAGTAATTACACTAGCTTGTTCCTGATTACTCTGTGTAGCTGTAGCTAATTCTTCTTTGATTGCAGTAAGTTTGTCTGCGGATGCGTGAAGAGCATCCTCTGTTTTCTTTCGTTTAGTATCTTCCTCTTTACTAGCGAAAATAGCTTTAACGACGTTTTCAATTTGATCTTTTAACTTATCTTCCATTATATTCCTCCTAATTTAAAATCTAAAAATAAATTGTTTTATAACTAACCTAAGTTTACGTTAATCCTATCCATGTCCGAACGTACTTTACTATTTAAGTAAATCGTTTATATTTTCTACTAATTTTGCTATCTCTTGTTCTTTCTGTAATTCATCGAGTTTACGTTTAGCTACATCCATTATAAAATCAGCTGTAAAAACTTTTGCTAGACAGCTTGCGTTTGTGTAATCACCAGTAGTTGTACAAGTTGTATCGAATTTATTACACCAGTTAGTATTTATTACATTAGAATCTTGGTCTTTGTAAATAGAGTCAATACTTTCTTTATCATAAGAAAGACAAATACCTGGTGAATCATCTGCTGCTTTAATTAATTCTACTTTTGTATCTACATTACTAGAGGTTACATTATTACTGGCGTTTTCTACATTATCTAAATTAAATTTAACTGTCTCAGTAATTTCATCATCTGTACTAGCAGTAGCTTCAAATATTATAGAAGGTTTATTAGCCGGTTGCTTTACAATACCCACACCAGAGAAACAAATACCTCTCAACACCTTAGCTATGACACCTTCATCTACAACTGCGCCGCCTTTTACAACCTGTGCAGCCTTACCATAAAGATCCTCATTAGCTACATCGAATCCCATGAGCTGTGCTTCTTCTGCTGTCATTAAAGTGCTACCCACAAGAATGTCGTAAGAGGTGTAATAAGCTTCCATAGAAACTTTCCACTCACCTTCTTTAATTTCTTTAGCTAAAGCAGGAAATCTTGTTTTATAAACTACACTAGCTATTTCAATGTGCATATCCTGTGCGTCTAGTTTAGACTCCTCATAATTTGCCAACTCCGCACTATTTAGTTTGTTACCCTTAGCGTCTGTGAATTCACAGGCATAAATGTGACCAATAATTTCATTTTCTTCATGTTCTACATCTACCGCTTTAGCCACAACTGTTTTTCTAGCCTTTATTAACTCACTACCCATAAAATGTGCGTTGTTAAGATTCGTACCAGTACTCACAAATCTACTTGTAAAATAAGCTAGGTCTGGTTGACGTTCATCAATACTGGGTAAAGGTATAACAGATGCTACTTCCTTACGTAAAGCAGCAGTTTCTTTAACATAATCTAAACTAGCTGTCATAAAAAATTTATGTTTCATAGTAATATCCTTATATTATAATTTATCTTTTATATTAATAAGCTCTTGTATAAGCAAATTTACATCTTCTTTAGACATACTAGATACTACATTATGTAGAGAACTTGTAGCCTTTGTTTGGTCATTAGCTGCTAGCTTACTTGGGTCTGTTTCGGGTGTTTTAGTATTTGTTGTGCCTGTAGGCCGACCTCTTGAAGGTGTACCTGTAGGTGAGTTTTGTACATCTTGTATAGTGGTGGATTGTTGAAAAGGACTTCCCACTAACCCGAAAACACCATCTGATACCAAAGGTAGTTCTTCCTGCATATTACCAAGTTCATTTGTATAATCAAAACCTAAGGTTTCTAGAGCTGTTCTATAAGATATCATCCTTCTATCAACCATAGCTGATATAACATTTTTGTAAAGGATGTCATTTCTAAGTATATTCTCATCCCACCTGACTCTAGGAAAACGGTCAAAGCCCATAGCTTCTGCTATCTGCCTGTACTCATTATATATCCATCTAGTAACCTGCTTCCTAGCGTAGTCAATATCCTCTTTAACAGCACCTATGGCCCATTCAGAACCAGCGGTAACGTCGGTAGCATCAAGAAGAGCACGAGTAAAAGATAAACCACCAGTAATGTCTTCATTAACCTGGTCATACTTACCTTTACCAAGAATCTTTTCTATTTCTGGACTAATTATCTTCTCTATTTTAAGAGTGTGGTTCCACACTACATCAAAACTTTTACTTGGTGTGTCAAATAACTTAGCTACAGCTTCAAGTTCTTCTTGGGATACTACAGGAAATTCATCATTACCTATAGTTATTTTAAGTATATAATTAGATATACCATCCAAAGTACTAAGATCTGCATTACGAAGGGCCTTCTTATATTCAATACTTTCAAACACTCTAGCAGTTCTTGGTCTAGCATACCTTTCATAAGGCTGTTTTTTGTATGTTATATTACCAACTAAACGTGAGTCTAAAGAGTAGTCACCACCACCTTCGGCGGCCTTCTTGAGATCTGTAGGTAGAGATTTTATAAGTAATTTTTCCTCATCAGTTAAGTCTGATTGGTTTTTCTTAAGTAAATCCCCTAATTCTTTTGGAGGCGTAAGTGTTACAGAAACTTGGTTGAATAATAGGTTACCTGTCTTATTAACTAATGTTGGGTTCAACACAGTGTACCCTACAGGTAAATGCCCTTTAGACCAAATTTTCTTTTTTGCTGCAGTAACTAATTGACCTGTTGCTTTTGCCTTAGTTGCAGATTTCTTTTTATTAATAGGCTGTATTGTAGATATTCTAGGTTCGTAATTAGCTATGTATTTGTAAGTAACTACGTCAGATGTTTTAAATAACTCTAAAAATATCCAGTCAATAACTTCCTCAAAATTTACATCGAATACCCAAGTGTCGAAAAAGTTTTTTATATCAGGGTCATCTATATCATTCTCAAAACCTTTACAGGCTAAAGAGGACAGTAAATTAATTGTAGACCCTACAATAGGTTCTGTATAATAGTAGCGCATTACTTTTTCATATAATACCTTAGGGTCTTCATCGAAAACATCCTTACTTGAACCTAAATCTAAATAGGATCTAGACAAGGAGTCCCTAGTAAGGGTAGATGCTTTCTCTTTAAACGTATGAGGTACTAAAGGATTCTCTAGAAAAGCTAAAGCCTTTTTAGTGGGTTCTACTAAAAACGTAGTTGTACCTGTACCTTCATCAACCGACACAGATTTAATACCTACATCTGGGTAGCGTTTTTGAAGGTCAGCGGTTATCTTATTTGCAATTTCCTTTTCCATAGTATTCTTCCAATAGTAATAATTAAATTATAGATTACAAATTACTAGTATATGTAGTAGTCTAAATATACTAGTTAGTTTATTTCTTTTTAGTCAATATAGCTAAAGACAAACTTGATGACACATTGTTTAACCCTGTAGCTGTAGACCAATTAGCTGTATTTCTATTTCTAACTAATCCACCACTACTATGTATTACGGTCTTTGCATCATTGTCCACAATCTCGTGTTCTAACGCCTTAACACCATAACTTGCAAGTATCAGTGCAGAATATAAATCTTTATTTTGTCCTTTTTTAGGTGTATCAAAGTGCAAGGCACCACCAGCAGTTTGTGTAACAACTATGTTTAAACATTGTTTTTTTAGTTTATCTATAAGTTCATATTCATCTATTATTAAATCAGATACCACATCTACAGGTAGTAATGGGAATTGTAGGTTCCCATCTTCAAATAAAGATAAAGCTGCAAAGTTGGCGTCGGCTATCCAAGCTGTACTAAAGGTAGTTAATTCTAATATACGTCTACCCTTAACGCTTAGATTATCCTTATCATTCTTATTTAGTATAGGTTCAACATCATTGTAGCCCTCCGCAAGTAAATCGGCTACTGACTTACCACCACCACCCCTATCCATAAATACACGTACTACGTTATAAGCAATACAAATATCTTGTAAAGAGGTGGTAATGTCTTGGGTTGTTTTACCATCTAATGCAAGTACTCTAACTATTTTATTTGGTTTACCTAATTTAATAATTACTACACCGCATTTAGCTTTACCACCTTGATTAGGATCTATACCTACAATATATGAAGCACCATTCTCACCGGTTAGTTCCATAGCGTAATCTGTTACAGAACATTTTTCTAATATAGAGGCCTTAAAAAATCCTTCAGAGTCAGATACCATTGCTGCTAAATATTCCATAGCAAACTCATGACTAGACATGACTCTTAAAGCGTTCTCAATATTCTTAGGGTCCAAGAACCCATCAGGTAATGCAGTATGAGGTATTTGAAATACGGCGTGATCTTTTGAACCTTCTTCAATCTGAGTCCAATATTCCCGCATACGTTTGTACATATGATTAAACTTGTAATATCCAGAAGAAGTACCTATCATTTTATTAATTGAGTCTTCTTCAAAATCATCCTCAAAAGCTAAACCTGCTTCAATCAAAGAACGTCGTCTCTCTAACTCCCTAACTTTTTTCATAGGGTCAAGCTTGGTTATACTCATTGGTGCAAGTACAGTTTCAATAATTTTAGAAGGTACCTGAGCAAACTCATCTACTATTACACAATAAAAACGGGAGCCACGGATTTTACCACCGTCAGCTCCCAAAGGTAACGCTTCAATGAAGGCCCCATTATGGCCTCCTATAGACCTAAACTTTAAATAGCATGTGTCTGACCCACGTATAGGTCTTTTTTCTGTAGCCGCCCTAAGAATAGGTGAACTGGCATAAAGCTTTTCTATTTCAGCAAATATCATTTTTGCTTGTCTAAAGGAAGGGCCTATTAAACCAACACGATAACCTGGATATAATAATGCTAATAAAGCGGAAAGAGTTCCAGATAAGAAAGTTTTACCAAAACCCCTAGTAGCAACAGACAGTATGTAAGGTTTAAACCACATAGCCTCAAATACAATTCGTTGGACCGGGGCTAGGTCAACACCAAGTAGCTCATAGGCAGCTATACAAGGATTCTCCCTGTAAAACTCTATAAGATCCGGACCTTGTTGTAAAACAATATCCATATTTTTAGTTAATTTAGACATTAATCTACATCATCCTTACAGGTATTTTCTTCAAGTATTTCATTTATAGGTGCTTGTTCTGCCCGCATTTTTCTAGCTTGTGCTTCTAGTTTAAGTTTTTTATTATCATCAAAACCCACAGCTAGATCAATAATTGAAAAGCCTTTAAACTCATTTACATCTACACGGTCTTTACGTCTAGAAGCTAGGTTATCCTTAATTTTATCACTCTGTTTCCTAAGTTTTTCCATGGAACTTGAATAATTTAAATGATCAGTTGCTGAGCCTTTACTAGACTTAAGTAGTCTAACTTCGATTACCTTATTAGTAGCAAGGGTTAAAATATCATCTACATCACTAGAGGTTAAGTCATCCTCATCAAAATCTTTAAGATATATGTCGATAAGTCCATTGTAAATAGGGAGTTCATCTTCTTCGAACATGTCATTAATAGGCATGATCTCAGTTAATAACTCCCTAGCTTTAGGTGGACTTTTAGGTCTGCCTACTTTTGCCATATTATAATTTAACCCCCAAGGCGTGGCATACTGTGTCAAAGTCTAAATCAATATCATCACATTGTTGTCTTAGTTCACAAATATCTTCTGGACTATTTAGTAGCTGTGATATATGAGGATTTTCTTCAACACTAATATTATATTCTATAGATATTTCCCGATATCTCTTTGAGTTTAAAGATCTCTCAGTACATATATCTGTTGTAGCATCATACTCTGTCCTAATCTTATTAAACCACTCTCTAACTTCTTTTGAATTTTTTATTTCATTTTTATATTGTAAATACAATTCATCGGATAATGGATACATATTTCTAAAATATTGCATTAGTGTTTTAGAAATCTTTTCTTTTGTAGACTCTGAATGATGCTGCCCTTTTTTAGAATCACTAATTGCTTGTTTACTAACATCACTAAGTCTAAAGCCTAGTGGTCGTCCTCTTCCCCTTGTTGGTTCATTATCCATTTAATTCCACCTCCTTTAAAGAGGAGTATTTACCACATGACCTACAAATAACACCAACTGCATTGGTATGCACTAATACTTCAGCGTCACAGTTAGCACATAATTTAATAGTAGTTTTCTTTGCACCACTAAATGTAGGTTTAGAAAAAGAAAATGGAAGGTTTTTATGTTTATCTACAAAAGAGGATTCTTTATGAATTCTTGCATTGTGTTTAGCTACACCACCCTCTGGTTCGTATCTTCTTGGTGCACCTGGGGCCAACTCAGAAGACACTGTAGTTTTAGCTACAAACTTATTTAGATCTTTTTTAAAGGTTTCATTAACCATCAAATCTGTCCTCTTGTTTAACTGTAAGTGTTTTTTTACTTGCTACGTAGTCAGATAAGTAAACACATAGCTCCTCTGGTGTATAATCAGATAAAGGTTTCAACCAAGGTTTAATACTCCACGGCCCATAATGGTACCCGACACAACTTCTAATCATATTGTAGTCTTTTTCTGATACCAATTTTAAATCTCTGTAAACCTCTTCTACTAGTTTTGCCCCCAAGTCTGGGTGCCATTTCACAGTATGTCCTGACTTTTCAGTACCTTGTTTTCTAAGATCATGTAAAATACAAGCAGATATTATCTGGTCTCTATTATGTTCACAGCTTAAACCCCTAGCAAGGTCATAGGCAATAGTTACTACTCTTTTAGTATGTATAATTGTACCATAACCTGAAAGCTCATCTAGAGGATGGTACTTACCTGATGTAGAGGCTGGGGCGGAATAAAATATATAATCCGGTGCCATCATAACACAAACTTCTGTAAAGCTTTTTATATCCTTGTTAAAAACCAAATCTAACTCAGACTTAAGTGCTGCCAATTTCTCATCTGGAGATAATTCCATAATTTCAACTCCTTTAATAAATTTAATAGAAAAAAAAACAAACCTACTTGTACATTACATACAATATTACATATTATAACACACAAGTGTAATAATTACAAGTGTAAACTAAAAAAATTACATACCATTACAGTTTAGTATGTAACTAGCTGTAATGATATGTAATTATATTTACAACTACATGTATGGTGGTAGAGCAAGCTCATCCTTATCCAATGCTATTGGTCTTATATTAGGAGAATTAGCTTCCACATTGTAACCAGGTTGTGGGAAAGACTCTCCATGGAACCTACGTAAATTGTTATTATTAGTAAGACCATCCATAAATTTAGCTTTACTATCTTCAATAAAAGGTTTCTTTTCTGTTAACCTAACCCATCTAGGTAATTGATACTCAGTTATTGATATTGGCATAATATCACCTTAGATTTTTTCGGTACTATCTTTAAATCTTTTTAAGAAGTCGTCAAACTCTTTTTTGTTTTCAATACTAGCCATAACTTTATTACCATCTGGACCTACTGGAGCTTCTTTAAAGAAGTTTGCCATGTCCATAACAAAATCAGGAATCATATCACCTTCCCACTCGTAGTTAATATTCATGTATTGATCTTTACCCTTCTTAATACCTACGGATGCGTAATTGTAACCATTCTTACTTTTATATAAACTTACATTCATTATTTCCCCAGAATTAAATGCTAGGGCATATTTTGTATCTACCATACTTTTGTCCTCCATATATAAGATAGTTGATTTCTTAGATCTTCTAATGTACCATCATTAGTGATACAAACTCTATTATCATGCGACATAAAAGATGGTAGAGCATTTTCAGATATGTGTTCTTGATTATTAACAAAAGTACGGTCTTCCCTTTCAATATGGATATGTAGACCATTTGCTTCATCTAAAACCCAATCTATTTCATTAGCAAATCTTCCATCAGTTATAATTGTATTAGCTGCGTCACTACCAAAAAGAGCATTACTTTTTATAACATTAACCCAACAGTCTGGGTTAATTTTTCTAAATACATCTGTACCAATAAACTGCAAAAGCTCCCTAGGTGTCCAAAATCTTTCTTGTTCTAGGTGGATAGCTGAATGTATTTTAAGCCCCTCAATAGGCTGTTCCTTAGCATCACCATATAGCTGTTCCTGGGTTAATAAAAAACACTTACCTAATATATTTTTAAGAAAATCTGCATAAGCCACAACTCTAACAGTTTTTTTATTTTCATAAAACATATCTCTTAATATACATGCTACTGTATCCTTACCTGACCTTGCCTTACCACTTAATACTATTATCATATCTAGCCTTCCCATTTAGTTATTAAATCACTATGTAATACTGCCAAATAAATACTTTGATACTCCTCAAACAATGTGTCGTTTTTAGAAAACAATGTAGATATATCCACAGTTACAGCAGCATTTGATTCTATGAAGTCTGTAAATGTTTTTATTTTAGCCTCTAAAGTTCGAAGTAGATGAAGTGCTTCGAACACACTAAGTTCTACATTACTAACACTAATATATGTTTCTTTATTTAAATTGTCTATTAATATATCATGACTACGAATTTTACTTAACAACTCAAATTTATAAGATACTGCATTAGTATACAAATCAGGAGTTCTACTTGTGTCAAAACTACTTATGTACTTGATATATCTATTTATAGTTTTTAGTTTGTCATCTAAGTAGCGCTTCCTTAAAAGTATTTCACGTAGTATCATATTTAAATTATCTCTACTTCTGTAGCTTGAATACCTTTTTCAGTATCTTTTAAAACAAAAGATATGGCTTGTTTAGCCTTTAAAGTTTTATAACCTTCCATATTAATTACGGAGTAGTGTAGAAAAAATTCTTGTTCTTTCTTATCACCATCAACAACAGCAAAACCATAACCACGGTCATTACTGAACCATTTAACAAAACCAGTAACTCTCTCACTCATAATAAAACTCCTAACTAAAAATAATAATTATAGATTAAATAAAATATGTAATCCTCTGTTAATAACGCATGGTTAGATTAATTAAGCTAAATTCCATACAGCAACTTCTGCTGCTCTACGTCTAGTAAGCCCATTTAAAACTTTACCCTTTGATTTATTCCAACGTTTAAATTGTGCTGGAACTGACTTATAATCACCGTTGTTGAGATAGCGTAATAATGTAGACTTCTTAAAGGCACCTAAACCAATATTAAATACTAGACTTATTAAGGCACACAACTGGTTATTACTAATAGGTACCGTGACTAAAGACTGCACACCCATGGTGAATCTTCTCAAGTCATCGTTTAACAAAACAACTGCTTCGTCCATGGTGATACCTTTAGGGTAAATAGCATAAGCTAAAGCTTTGTTCTCTTTACCTTTAATTTGTCTACCATAAGCATCCAAAACAACATGACCCCAACCTATAGTCCAGTACCCAGCCGGGCATAAATATGGATCTAGATTAACCGTTGATGGATCTCCATCTAGTATACCCTCGAAAGCTTTTATAAGATTAACCGCATTAGTTAGATCCATAATTTAGTCACTCTTATTTTTTGAAGATTTAACTTCCTTAGTTGAAGTTTGTTCGGCTTTTAGTGCCTTTATAATAGATTCTTTTTTAGCAAGTTCTTTATTAACCTTATCTAGCTCTGCTTGTATAGCCTCAAACTCAGAAGCAACTTCATCTTCTGTATAAACAGTAGCTTCTTTAGAAGCCTTTATTTGTTTTTGTATATCTCTAGGTGATTTAATAACTGGTCTTACACGTGTATCTGAATTATCTTTATTATATTCCATATCTTTTCTCCTTAAATGATTTTATCAACCAGACCATACTTAACTGCTTCTTCCGCTGTCAAATAAAAGTCTCGCTGCATATCTTTTTTAATTTTGGCCAACGATTGACCGGTCATAGCTACGTACTGCTTAGCCATCTTATCATGAAGTTTTTTTAATTTTTCCACTTCATTAAATATATCCCCTGCCTTTCCTTGAGTACCACCTGAAAATTCATGAATCATAATTTCTGTATTAGTTAACACGGAGCGTTTACCCTTAGCACCAGCGGCTAGTATAAAACTACCGGCAGAACAATTCTGACCAATACCTACTGTACATACATCCGGCTTGATATAATTCATTACATCGAATATAGCATACATAGATGTTATGGCGCCGCCTGGACTATTGACATACATATGAATGTCCTTGGCATCGTCTTGTGAACTAAGATACAATAACTGTGCTACTGTATTATTAGCCATCTCATCATTAAAAACACCTTGTATGTATACTATTCTATCCTTCAATAATCTACTAAAAATTTCGTAACTTCTTTCTTCTTTTGGGTTGTCGCCTTCAATAACATAAGATAAATTCATAATTGTCTCCTTTAAAAGATATTAAAATACTACCAAACTCGTAATTACTATATTATAACACATAATTAAAAATATGCAACCCTTATTAAAGTTTTCTTTCAAATACTATGCGTCTTATACCAAACCAACTTTGTGGTGCATAATAACCAGTTATTCTACATATCATGTATTGATATTCATTTTCATTATCAAATGTAAATATATTCGGAGATGACATATTATATGGTATATGTTCTGGTACAGTTATAGTGGTGATGTATGTTGTACTACTCATGTCATTGCCATCAACATTAACAAAAGCTGTATATGAATTTGAACCATATATCTCTAGAGTTTTAATACCATTACTAGTTGTACCACCACTATTATGTGAGTTTTCAATATATATTCTATTAGGTATAAAGGGTTCAGCATAGGCCATATTAAACTTTTGAGGTAGAGTTAGAGCACCAGAACCAGCAATGAAACAATTACCTTCTAAAGCACCTAAAAGATTTTTAGATGGGTCTGCCGCATAATGAGCTGCGTAATTTGAGCTGAAAACTGTAGAAGATACTACACTAGCAAGATCAAATGAAGCTGGATACACAGGAATACAATTATACGGTTTTACATTTCTAAAAGAGTGATCTACGGGTAAATTAGCTGTTAAGTCATGTTCCCATGCCAGATAACCTTCCATAACTACCCTATCATATGCCGTGGCTGACGATGGTAATATTACTAATTCTTTTATAATACCCTTCATATTAAACTGAGGATAAGCAGCATCGTAGTAGAATAAATCCATAAAATTCCAGCTTTGTAACTCAACACCCTCTAAACATAATATAGAAAACTTATTATATAGTGCTGTATATACCTGTACCCTATCCGTCCATGGGGAATAAATACCATCATTGGTAATTATTGGATTACCAAAATTAGCACTAGTTTCTACAGCTCTATTATACTCCCCAGCCACACCATACCATGCCTGACTGCCTGACCCAAACACAACAAATATATCATCCAGACTTTTTAACACAATGTAAATATTCTGTAGTGATTGTTTTGGCCCAGTTATACGCAAAGTCTGTGTGATACCATCAAAAAGTATACCGTCTATAGTAAGAGATGGTTGTCTAGAAGGTGTAAGCTGTATAGCATCTCTATTGTTGCTTGATTTATCTCTCCAAGCAGCTACCCCATCCACAGATTCCTCAACAGTCGCTAGTTCATTAACTGTAAACCAGTTATCAGTATACACCAAATCAGGTGTCCAAAATTCCGGTACTGGTGGCGGTGGAGGTGGTAAAACAACTGGTGGTAATGTACCTGCTGCTGGTACCCTATCATATATTATAGCATTAAACCCTTCTTTAAAAGCAACAACTGTATAATAAGATTTACCTATTTCTAAAGTATTAAATCTAAAATAACCATTTTCATCCGACTTAGTTATATCAATTAATAAGCCATCTACATTATAATATAGTCTAACTTTTACATTTGGCCATACAGTACCACTAACAGTCACAGTTCCTTCGATATAACCATCTACATTAGTTGTTAAATCACCATTGTTATATGTTGTAGAAGTTCTCTTAATAATATCAGTGCGATCTA